AGAAAGAAACTTCTTTTCCGTAGTAAAATAAGGAACAAATAAATGAGATGATAGATGTCTTGTACGTTTTTCATTTTTGTATCCTCCTTTTAGTGGGGAATTAGTCACTCCCCACTTATTTAATTTCAAATTCAAGGAATATTTCATTATGAGTCAACAAAAAGATCTAAAAGAGATGTTAGAGGAATATGGGGGAGAGAATGTTGAAAATGTAGTGAAACGATTTGTGGATCTTGCTCTTGGTAAAGGACAGAAAACAAATAGACTATCTCCTCATAATCAAGCTCTTTATTGCTCAAAAATAATTGAATTTTATCATGGGAAACCTGGAGAAAATAAAACTATTAACAACAACATTCAAATTTCAATGGATAGTAAAGTTACTGAGTTGACTAAGTTAATTACAAAAAATAATAAAGAAATTAAGAACAAGATTATTGATGTTACTCCACTTCAATTACCGAAAGATCGTATAGAAGCTGAGAAAGATGATAGAAGGAACAGAAGTGATAATCCAACTAATAAAGAACAAGTCTCATTTAAAAGTAATGGAGAAAAATTAGTTAAGTGGAGAAAGAAAAACGAGGAACAGAAGAAATTAGCTATTATTCAAAGGAAAAAAGCTATTCATGCGTAAATCAGCTAAAGAAATAAAATTTGAGGCTATGATCCAAGAGTTTTATGATAATCCAATTATATTTTCTCAAGTTATATTAAATGTAAATCCAGATGCACAACAACAAGCTGTTATCAAAGCTTTTTATGAAAGAAAGTTATGTTCAGTTAAATCTGGTCGTGGTTGTGGGAAGACTTGGTTAGCTTCAATATTGATTTGGCACTTTCTTTGTACTAGAGCTTTTAGTCAAGTATATATTACTGCTCCATCGGGTGGTACTCTTAAAGGAGCTATTTGGCCAACCTTAAATAAGTTGTATGATCAAATGGACCCCATCTATAGAGACCAGTTTGAGATGCAATCTATTCAAGTCAAACATAAAATGCATGGAGCAACATGGTTTGCACTTACAAGGACCGCCAGACAGGAAAATGCAGAGTCATTAGCTGGTTCTCATGCTGAAAATATGTTATATGTTATAGATGAAGCTTCTGGAGTAGGTGATCCAATGTTTAATTCAATATTTGGTTCATTAACTGAAGAAGATAACTATTTATTAATGCTTTCCAATCCAAGACGATTATCAGGATTTTTTTATGACTCACACCAACATAAAGCGAGACATGTGTATGCTCAGTGTCATTTAAGTGCAATTTATTCACAATTTGTTACTAAAAAGTCAATTAGTTATTGGAAAAAGTTATATGGTAAAGATTCTACTCAATATAAAATAGAAGTCCTTGGTGAATTCCCAGATAAAGAGTCAGATTCAATTATTGCTTATGATAAAGTGATTAGAGCAGTTGATTTTAAATTAGATAAAAAAGAATATGAAGATATCCCAATTATTTGGGGACTGGATATGTCTCAAGGGAATGATAAAAGTGTTTTAGTTAAAAGACAGGGTACTAAAGTACATAAAGATATTAAAAAATGGAAATTCAATGATACAATGAAAGTTGTAGATAAAGTTGTTGATGAATTTAAAGAAGCTAAGAAAAATAAATTAAAACCCTGGAAAATATATGTAGATGCTATTGGAGTTGGTAAGGGAGCTTATGATAGATTAAAAGAATTAGATTTACCAGTATATCCAGCTATAGCATCTAAAAAAGCTGTCCATAAAAAATATGTTTATAACCAAAAATCAGAATGGTGGAAGGAAATGCAGGACTTCTTCAGGGAAAATGATGGTGAAATAGATTTACCTGATGATCAAGACTTTATCGACGAGATAACTGGTATGAGAACTACCCCATCTGGTGATGGAAGGTTTCGTACAGAAAGTAAACCGGATTTTGTTAAGAGATATAGTCATAGTCCAGATACAGGGGAAGCATTTTCAATGACATTTTGTTTAAGATCAGTAAAGAGTGTTGGGATGACAACATAATGAGGAATAAAACAATATGAATATCTTTAATCGGTTAAAAAGTACTCTAAGCTATTTCAATTATACAGGAACAGAAAAAACCTATACGGAAACTTCTGTTGCAAATTGGAAACGCGGACTAGATATTACTATGAATAAAGATAAGGGTGTAACACTTCCAATGAAGGATTCAAGTATAGTTTACACCTGTGTATCTAAAATTTCAAGTAATTTACCACAAGCAGTAATAAAATTTTATCAAGGTGAAGATGAAATTAATCAAAATGATCCAGTTGTACAATTATTTAATCACCCAAACCCAACAACTAACCAATTTATGTTCTTAGAACATTCAACAATGTTCTTTGCTCTATATGGAGAAGTATTTTGGTATATGGTACCTTCTCAAGGTCAAATATCAGGTACAAGAAATTTACCTGCAGAGTTAGTTGTATTAGATCCAAGAAAAATGCAAACAATATTTGATAATAATAAATTAGTTGGTTGGACATTTGATAGTAAAATAGCTTTGACCTTAAAAGAAGTATTACATATTAAATTTCCTAATCCTTATTCAAATATAAGGGGAATGAGTCCTATTGATGGAATACAAGCTGATATGGATAGTGATTATCTTTCTGGTAAGTATTCAAAACAATTTTTTGTTAATGGAGCTGCTCCTTCTACAGTATTTACTACTCATGAAGATGATGAATCAACTTCAGCACAGAAAAAAGAATTTTTAAAGGAATGGAATGCTTTACATCGTGGTGTTTCTAATTCTCATAAAGCAGCTGTATTAAATGCAGGTAGTGATGTTAAAACTATTGGTTTAACACAGGAACAAATGGCGTATGTAGATTCAAGGAACTTTTCAGCTCTAAGAATCATGAGTGCTTTCTCAGTTCCTCCTCCAATTGCGGGTGATTGGTCTAAAGCTAATTATTCAAATGCTTCAATAGCTAAACAAATCTTTTGGCATGAGACATTAAACGTATATATCAAAAGATATGAGAATATGATCAATAGTTTCATTGTTGAACCTTATGATAATTCTATTAGAGCTAAATTTGATTATACAGAAGTTAATGAACTTAAAAAAGATTCAAAAGAAGTAGCTGAAATAGTTAAAACCTATGCTGCTCTTGGTGTTCCGGTTAATGTCTTAGCAGAATCTTATAATTTACCTTTTGGTAATTTAGAAGGATTAGATGTTGGTTATCAAAACATTTCTTTAATAGAAGTTGGTTCAGATGGTTTCTCAGAAGAAGAAAGTCCAGAAGAAGCACCAAAATCTCTTGATAATACATTGAACAAATCAATCAGATCACAATTTTTAAGAGATAGAAAGAAATTTGAAGTTTTGTTTATAAAGGAATTAAGGAAATATTGGTTTAATCAAAGATCTCGTATACTTAACAAATTATTAGGTAAAAAAGAAGATGAAAATTTAACAGCTGGTATGATTTTAAATAAAATTGATATATGGAAACAAGAATCTATTAATTTAGAAAACAGATTCGGTAAGATATATACTAATATTGCCGATAGCGCAGGAAAACAAGCTTTAAAAAATATAGGGCAGAGTTCAGGAACATTCTTTATTAGTGAATCTATATTATTAGATAGAATGAAAGTTTTACATGGAATTAATAATTCAACCTTTAAAACTATAGAAAAATTAGTACAACATGAAGTTGCTGCTGGTGCTAATGTTAATAAAATTGGTGATAAGATAAAAGATTTATATTCTCATATATCAAAAACAAGAGCAGCTAAAATTGCAAGGACAGAAGTTGGTGCTACTATAAATGGTCAACAAATAGCAACATATAAAGATAAAGGTGTTAAAAAGAAGAGATGGCAGGGAGGTTTAAGAGATTCACATTCTGATGTAACTGGTACAACCGTTGGTATTAATGAAGCTTTCCATGTAGGAGATTCTGATTTGATGTTTCCAGGAGATCCAAGTGGTTCAGCTAAAGAGACCATAAATTGTACCTGTTCGTGTTCTCCTGTGATTGAATAAATAGAACAAAATATAAACTAAGGGTGGTAGCTCCAGTAATGGGTTATACTTGTTTATAACCCAACCCTTTTAATTCCTAACAAGAGGAGAAATATCATGACTAAAATATGTGATTATGGTTGTGGAAAAGAAGCAAACAAACAATTTAAAAACGGTAAGTGGTGTTGTAGTAAATCTCAAAATAGTTGTCCAGGAAAATTAGCAACTTATGATTCTTGGAATAAAGGGTTGACAAAAGAAACATCCTCAAAAATTAAAGCACAAGCTAAAATTATGGAAACTAAAATTCCTTGGAACAAAGGAAAGATTGGTGTTTATACACCAGAAGTTTTAAAACAAATGAGTGAATCAAGTAAAGGTAGAATTGTTTCACAAGAAACAAGAGATAAATTAGCAAAAATTAATATTAAACATGGATACTATCATTATCATAAGAAAGCATTTGATTTATTTTTCAATAATATTTGTGATTGTTGTGGAATGACAAATGAAGACCATAAAAAATTAACTGGTAAAAGATTATCAATGCATTGTACTAGTTTACCAAAAGATTATTCTAAAATGGATAAAAATAATTGGATGACTGTTTGTGAGAAAGGTTGTCATCAAAAATTAGAAGGAGCAAACTAATGGACAAAAATCAAAAAATATTTAAACAATTTGATCTTGAGGTTAAAGAAACCAATAAAGAGAAACGAGAAGTAACTGTTATTGGTTCTGTACAACAAGTTGATCGTGATAAAGATATTGTAGATATTAAAACGATGAACCTTCAAAACTTTAAATCAAATCCGGTTGTATTATGGTCACATAGGTCAGGAGATTTACCTATAGCTAAAGCTTTAAATGTTACTAAAGCTGGAAAGAACTCCCAACTGAAATTTAAATTACAATTTGCAAAGAAAGATGAATATGAATTTGCTGATACTGTATATAAGTTAGTAAAGGGTGGATATATCAATGCATCTTCTATTGGTTTTAAAATTGATTGGGAAAAGAGCGAGAGAAATTCTGAAAGAGGTGGGTATGATTTCAAAAATACAGAACTTTTAGAATTATCTTTAGTAAATGTACCTGCAAACCAAGGAGCACTTATCACACAACGTCAATATAAAGATTTTTGTGAAGATGATACAGAATTTGATAAATTTAAAGAGAATTTTATTAAAGATAATCAAGAAGAAACTACTAAACCGGAAACCGACCTTGAACAAAATAAAAATGATATACTTGTAGATTTTCAAGAGCAGTTAGATAGAATTGAATTATATTTAGATGAAATAACAAATAAAATAACTTCTGTTGAACTTAAAAATCAAACAGGTACATATGTAGATGATCTATTTAGTAATCTTGTAGATGAACTAGACTCTAAGTCAAAAGGTTCATCAAATTCAAAAGGAAAAATAGAAGAATCTGATTTAGATGAGATAATTAATAAACTTAATGAGGAAAAATAACATGGATAATGATAAATTAGATACAATTGTTGATGCAATTGAAAAAAGATTTCTTGATAGAGCTGATTCAAAAGCTAAAATAGAAGCTAAAGAAGCAGAAGCTAAAAAAATGAAAGATCTTGAGGAAAAAGTTGAAAAACTTGAGAAAGCTGCTGTTGATAAGAAAGATACTGAATATAAAGTTGGTGCTCCTGATACTTATAAAGGATTTAACTTTAAATCTCAGTTTAAAGATTATAAAGACTTAGCACCTACAGATGAGAAAGAAAAAGATGTAGCTGTTAAAGAAATGTTAGATCTTTTTGATAAATTTAAGAAAGATGGTTTCGTTTCCAAAGCTTCTATGCAGGTTGGTACTGATTCAGAAGGTGGACATCTTGTTCCTGAAACTTGGGCTGGTAATGTTGAAGATAAAGCAAGATTAGTTTCTATAGCTCTTCAAGATGCTAAAAGATTTCCTATTATCAACGGTGCAATGCATATTCCTAAGACAGCTACAGGTGTTACAGTAACTTGGGCAGCTGAAGAAAATGCTAGTTCACAAAGCGAACCTACTGTTGGTGAAATTTCATTGACAGCTAAGAGAGCTGGACTTTGGGGTTCTATGAGCCAGGAATTACTTGATGATGCAGCTTATGATGTTGTAGGTTATATCACAAGAGAGTGTGTTGAAGCTCTTGGTCAAGAAATTGATTCACAGGTCTTTAATGGTACTGAAATGACAGGTCTTTTACCTTCAATTTCAACTAATACAGGTACTTTTGGTTCTTCTTATGCTTCTATGACAGCTGATCATTGGCGAGATGCTGTTTATGCTATTGCAGCTATTAGACGTATAGGTGGAAAATTTTATTTACCAAAAGAATTGTTAACTGATCTTCAAGGATTAACTACTGGTACTGCTGGTACTCCTTTGATGAGTCATTTAGCTGGTGCTCAGGTTCCTAATATCATGGGTTATCCAATTGCAGAGGTTGAAGCTATTTCT